CTCCTTGGCCCTGTACAACGCGCGTGGCGAAATAAACGCGTTTTACTGGACCCCGGCGGCGGTGGTCACTCTGCCATTGCTGCCCGGGTCCGAAAGTCATTCCTCGGCGGTGGTGTAAACTTGATGTTGGACTATGACGACTTCAATTCTCACCATAGCACCAGTAGCATGCAGACTGTCATCCGCGTGTTATGTGAAAAACTCAACGTCAACCCTCATCTCTCTTCTGTTTTTGTTTCTTCTTTTGATAGCACATATTGTAAGGTTTCTGGTGAGTGGAAGAAGGTGTATGGCACGTTGATGAGCGGTCACCGTGGCACCACATTCATCAACTCTGTTCTTAACGCGGCTTACCTCCGTGCCGCGTGGGGTGCGTCTACTTACGACAAACTCTTCGCGCTACACGCCGGTGACGATGTCTTCATCCGCGTTAAGGATCTGACTTCTTGCGCTCCTCTGCTTCAGCAGGCTGAAGCTTTCGGGTGCAGGATGACGCCTGCGAAGCAATCTCTCGGTAGCCGAGTTGCTGAGTTCCTTCGTATGGCTATCAATCCTCTCTCCTCTGTCGGCTACTTCGCCCGTTCGGTTGCTTCTCTCATCAGTGGCAATTGGACCAATGTCGACAAACTATCCCCTTTGAACGCCATCAACACTCTGTTGGTCGGGTCTCGCTCGTGTATCAACCGTACAGGTTGTAACGAGCTTGGTATCCTCATCGCGAATTCAGCTAGGTTCCGGGCTGGCATCGTTCACAAACACCTACGGAACCTGTGCACTGGTGCCGTCGCCCTGGAGGGTGCGCCTGTGTACAATGTCAACGGCTACATACGGACCCTCAGTGTCGTTGAGCACCCTCCTGATCTCTCCAAGTTGGAACGCGCTGTCAAGCAGTTGCCTGGGAATGCAACTGCGTCATACCTATCCAAATGCGCTACTGAGCTCGAACGTACTGCCATGACGCTGTGCGGGGTTAGCCTTGCTACCGACATGTTAGCCACATCCTACGGGAAAGGCTTTAACATCGGGACGAGCGAGGCCACCCCACTCATCGAGGTGCGCCGTAACGCTCCACGTCGTTTATACGGCCGTGAGACCTCGAGCGAATTGCTCCAACTTCCCCCCAAGACCGGCGCTTTCGGGCATCACCCTCTGATGCACTTAATGGCTAAGCGACTGTCGGACGACGACCTGCGAGCGTTGTGCGACATGTTTGGTTTTCGTGTGCAGGGTGCTGTCCGCGAGTTCTGTTTTGGGAGTGAGACGAGTAGCCGATGTATAATCGGTACTCTGTCTTACGCTGACGCCGCTATGTTGAGCAAGCGCGCGTCTGCGGGTTACATCATTGTGCTCAACCCTGTCCTGGTTTAGTGCTAGACCCATCTAGCTACAGGTCCCTCACGCTCGTGCGTGAGGCTTCAGAT